GGCTGCATTTCTGTGTGCTTGTGTTTGAGGGTTGTGAATCCAATCTGAGTCTGGATTGGCTGCTTTACGTCCGGCAACTTGGCTTGCACTTTTGTAACGTACCGTGCTACCTTTATGTCCAGGCATACCTGTTTTCCCAGTAGGGTCTCTATAAGCTATACGCACTGCTTCTTCAACACTTTGTTCACCTTCATTAACTATTGTAGTTTGAAGTTCATCAATATATTCTTTTAAGCTGTGCTTTTTAGAAACTTTACCAACTTCTTTCTTTGGCTTCTTACCGCCACCAAACACGTCACCGACACTAGTAGTGTCATATTTCTTTACTTCACCAGAATCATCTGCACCCTTTTTAGGGCGGCCGCGGCCCTTTTTAGGTGCTTCTTTTTTAGCTTCAGCATCTTTATTAATTTTACCGACTTTATGTCCGTATTGGTCGCGTACATCTTCTTTACCATGACTTGAACCGTAATCACCTTTATGGACTCGTCCTTTTGGTGTTTCTTTTGTTTCACCTTCGGAAAGGGAACTCATTGCTTGTAATAGGTTTCTAAAATCCATTATCGTGATCCTCGTTTATCTAATTTATCTTCCATACGTGTAAGTTGTCTTTGCAACTCTACAATTCGTTCGTTTGTATCTTCAACTTTTGCATGTGTTACAGCAACTTTTTTGTCAATGTTTTTTACATTGTCATTCATTGTAATGTATCCCGTGCCACCTATTCCCATGGCCCCAACCAAAATCCATGTAAGTTGACCGGTGTTGAATTCGATCATTATTTTCTAGCTCCTGTGCTAGGTAGTTGTGGTCTTGTCACTTTAGTCATGGGGCTAACTGTGTTGATACCTTCTTTACTCTTATTAGGACTTGCTGGTGTAGCTTTACCTGCATATGGAATATTAATACTTGGCTTCTTAGGCATCACACGATCTAAATATTGCCCTGCATATTCTTTGCTAGCTTCTTTACCATTATCTCCTAACTCTGTGTTTAACAACAATGGCTCATCTTTTTGTTCATTAGCATAACCTTCGGCTTCACTATTAATACTATCATCATAGTCGGTAGTAACTACTCTGACATTGTTTATGTTACAACCGCAATGTTGAGCGCATTGTTGAATCATTGGCTCAGTTGCAGGATATTTAAATTCAGCTTTGATAATAGTAATAGACTGATTCTGCAAATCAGGAAATCCGTATGGATCTTTCTGAATTGGCGTAGTTTTTGGATCGTCAATTTTGACTGGGTCAAACTTAGACAAATTGTGCTTGAATAATTCCAAAAAGTTTTTTTCACAATCGCCGGCAATCTTAATTGTATAGCGATATGTTCTAACACTTTCGGTTAAATATTGACGTAGGCTTTTCATTGTTGTATTCCTGTTCTATTATTTATCAATTTACTGGTTTTTTGTTTGCCAAAATACTTTTGAGAAGTTCGTTACGATCCACTAAGCTACCTTCACCAAGTGGAACGTTCTCAATCTCTTTATCTTTTTCAACATTTTTTTGATCTAGGCTTGCTTTTTTCAACTGCAAATCAATCATTTTCAATTTCTTATTGATCTTAGCTGTTTTAGCAGTTATAGCATGTCCTAACATTGTACCAGCACTATTGAATATCTCACTAGCAAATCTACTATCAACTTGCATCCCTAAATCCATTAAATCTTTATAACTGTCTTGAGCCAGTCTTGCCAACTCATCCATCTCAGAATCGCTTGCTTCCAAACCGCGGACTTGAGGTAATGCTTGTTCTATCTTGTCTAAAGTAGAATAAGTTTCTTGCGTTACTAAATCCATATCTTTGCCGAGTATGGGTTCAGTTAATGATGATTCCTCTGTAGGTAAATCAAACAATTCTGATAATTTTTTTGTCATGCTATTTGTCCATAATAGCAGTATTTATTACTTACGTCTACCGTTGTAAAACAAGTCATCTTCTGTAATAACACGAAATGTAAATCCATATTGTTTGCAATATGCTTTAGCACTAGCCCACTTAGCATGATTTATAGCAACAACTGCTATATCTCTGGCACTTGCTTTTCTGCTTTCAATTAGGCTTTGTTTTTTAGGTTTGATTTCTACTATTTCGGCAAACTGTTTTCCAAACTTGTTTTCATATAGTATAAAGAAGTCTGGAATATAATTAGTAACTTTACCTGTTAATGGGTGACGATAGGGAATACGGATTGATTCACTTGCCCATTTGATTACATTCTTGTTGCCGTCACAGAATTGCATGAATGTGAATTCCCATCCACTGCGATATCTAGGTCTGTGGTTACCAATGTATTTGTCAGGATTTCTAGGCACAAATATGCCTTGTGCAAAGTTTGACATTATATTACAGCGTTTCTAGCTACTACTTGATTAGGTTGAGGAATAGAACTAACACCATATAATGTTGTTTTACTTTTTAAACTGTTTAGATAATATGCAACTAATGCATTTGCAGTAGACAACCCATTAGAACCTTTAATTTCTTCTAACAATATCAATGGATTTTCACCTGTAATATTAGAGATTCTAAAAATGATTGTTGTAAAATTTTTAGCTACATTTTCACTTTTAGACAATGAATAGAAATAGCTATGTATAAGTTCATACTGATTAGCCTCTACAACTAAATCAAAATTGTAAAATTGATCAAACACACGTACTGTGTTATCTAACTGACTTCTTGGTGCATCTATTGTTTGTGCCATAATATACCTCGTAGAAGTATTTATGTAACTTGTTTAGGTGATGACCTAATGTTTTGATATGACCCGTTGATAGAATTAGGAGCATTTCTAATTGCACTAGCAGCTTGTGTAGGGAAATTGAATGCAGTATTTCTATTGGGAGTGCCTTGTAATGCATCTGTTGCAATACCTAAGGCTTCTGACTTAGCAATTCTTAATATATTTTGAGGATTTTTAAAAGTATTGGCTGCTGTTCCTGCTTTTTGAACTGCACCTACAATATTACCATTTTCTAAATCATCTAAGATACCACCGGCAGCATCAACAAGACCACCTTGGCCTAATATAGTTGCATTTGATCCTGGACGAGCAATAGGACTTAATACAGTATCATAGTGATCATTACTACCAAATCCAGTAACTATATCATATGGTTTACGACCATCAACTGCACCTTCATAGTACTTTACAGTTTCGTAATTTAAAGTCATCTGATTTTCCATTACGCCACCTCCCTCACTGTAATTGTAAGTATCGTGACTGAAACTTTCAATCATAGGGTTGATTAGTCTATACAAAGAAAAATTATGTTGGTTGAATCCATATATATTAATTGCCTTAAAGAAAGGCGCTTTACTTATACCTAGATTTGCGGCTGAGTTAGTAGCCGGGCTTTTACCGGTCTCACCAATATATCCCCAATCATCATTACCAGTGATAGTAGGGTCGTATATATTTCTACGATTTAAGTTATATCTAACTGCATTATCACCACCTACACCACTAATAGTTGTATTAGTATTACTATCCATCTGTGTTGCATCTTTATAGTAGTATGTGTAATACGTATACCATAATTTTTTAATTAAATTTTGATTATCATCATGGAATACAACGTTAATAGGATCGTATTTAATTTTAGTTTGCACTACCCGTTTACGATTATATTGGTTTAGTGTAGCTAATTCAAACGTGTATTTTGGTAGTTGTATATTTTTGACTGCTAATCCAAAGTTTTGATCTTGTGGCCAAGATTGAGTAGCACCGATGTAGTCTTTGTTTATATCAAAATAAACATGAAATAGAAACTTAAACTTGGGTGAATACCCATAAGCATTTGTTCTAAATGTTTTACTTGCGTGTTGGTAATCACGCAAGTATTCATTTGTAAAGAACGATGTTGCGGCGTCAGTTAATAGGTTTTGAACGAACCCAGCCATTAATTGCTCTTATTAACCAATACCAGTAACTGCTGTACCACCAAATGCACGACCTACATTTGTACCGACACCAGAAGTCAATGGTGACTGAATTGCATTATCAAATCTTACGCTCAACTGAATTGTAGCTGGATCACTTGTTTTGTAATCCAAGTTATTATAGTTGGCTGTTTTAATAAAGCATCCATACAATTCCCAGGTTTCTAATACAGAAGGTGTAAGAACACCGTTACCACCGTCAAGAATTTCATAATTGATTTGAAATTTATAATCTTGTGCAGTTGCGGCACTTGCTTGTTCAACAAAGTCCATTTGTTTCTGAATTTGTTGACCAACTAATTTACTAACGTTGCCCTGTGCATCATCACGTAGATTAATTGTAGTTTCTTGCCATGCATGTTTACCTGCAAGATAAATTCTTGAGTTATATACATCTAAAGTTACTTCATCAAATTGAACTTGTGGACGAGTAATATCCATTACTTGTTTTGTTAGTTCTGTAGTGGAACCACCTACACCAAAGTTTAAGAACAATGCTCTAAAACGATATTGTAGTTTAGGCATCAATAGACCCTGTGCGTTGGTAGCATTATCCGCTGCAACGGTCATATTGAACAATGATTGTGAGGCTGTTGCCATATTTTATTCTCCTATATCTTTATTTATCTTTAATTCACCCCTGTCTCCAGGGGTGATTATCTTACTGAGCATTTGCTAATTCACCTGTATTCAATACACGAACTGGGATGTAAATGAATTCAGCTGCCTTGACTGGTTCAATAGCAACGTCAATCCACAATTCATTTCTATCAATACGAGCAGGTGTGTTATTGCTCTCATCGCATACAACCAAATAATCATATAAACCACGTTTTGCAACTAAGTCTACAAATAATGATTGAACTACTCCGCTAATTTCATTACGAGTTACTGCATCGTTAGGTTCGAATACGAACGGACGAGCCGCAATCTGTAATCTTTCACGAATGTAGCACACTAATCTCGCTACGTTAATACGATCCAATGCTGATTGACTATCAAATGAGTTCTTATTACCGTAGTTCAATAAACCAACACCAGTAAAGTATGCTAATGGATTGATTTGATTTGTGTATAACACATCACGAATACTCATACGATTCTTAACAGTCTGGAACTCACCAGTAGTAGCATTTAGGTAGCCAATGTTTGTAGCATTGTCAATTGTACCACGGCGTGTACCTGCTGGAGCTAACCAAGGATAAGCAATAGAATCATTACGTAAGAATGTGCGTAACATCATGTGACTTGCTGGAACAACTACTGCCGCACCTGTCAAGTCTGTAGTGATACCACTTGGATAGAATACACCCAAATAACTATCACGTGTTACCCATCCTTCTTCGCCTGTACTTGTAGCACCGGCTGCATTGGTTGCCCAATTTGTTAGATCAGTTGCTTGATCGGGCAAACGTAATGGAGTGTCACCGATGATATATGCAGTATTGTTACGGTCATTGTTCAATGTAACCATGTCTGGTTGTAACTCAGGATACCCTGGAGCTGCGATAAGATTGAAGAATGTATCTTCTTCTCTTATGCTTTGATTTGTACCAATAGCCGCTTTAATTGATTGAACAACTAGATTACGCTGTGCTTTACGTCCCATATATGCTGCACCATTAGACTGCAATCCACTAACACTTACCCATGTATATGAATATGTTGGTAGTACAGCAGGTGATGGATAATTTGCTGAGGTAAAATAATTTGTTCTAAATTGTTTTACGTTATAACCACTACGGCGTGTGTTGAATAACAACATACCTTGTGGATATAGTGCTGGATCCGGTGCATCTAAATCTAAATAATTACTTTCAAGTAATGTTTCAATACTTACTAGAGGATCATTTACTGGATCAACAGTTCCTACATTACCCCAACGTGCATCAGCAAACAGTATACCATTTTGACTTGTTTGGTCAGATGTATCAATACTTACCCACTGATTCGTGCCATCAACTTGTTCCCAACGATATAGTTTAGGATAATTTTCTAAATCACCACTATCAATCCACAAATCACCATATACAAGTGCAGTACCGTCGCTTTGACCTGTTAATGGATCTGGTTCTGTTGGACTAATGATTGGTCCAGCAGGGTCAGTAGTATTAGAACCGCCTGCTGCTGGATTACCTGTACTGTCATAATTTACATTTCTATAACCATACCAATCACCATCTTTGTTTACCATGATATCTACTTCAGATGCTGTACTGTAGTACCAATTTGTGCCATTAACTGGATTGGTTGCAGGAGCACCTTCATTGGCAACATATGTTGTTAATTCCCATGCTGACAATTGTGCCCAATAATTTTGTCTAGGAGTTCCACTATAATATGCCCAATCAATAATAGCGCCAAGACCGCTTACTGACTTTACTATAATAGATAAATCATTTGTACTATTTGCACCACCTATATCGGATCCTGCAAATGTTACAATTTCATCTACCACGTAGTCAACACCGGGGGTAACTTTGCTTATAGAATAAAATAATCCGTTTGAAGTTATACTAAATGTTGCACCGCTACCAGATCCTGAAGTATCATCTTGAGAAACAGATGAGTTAGTATAACCTGCTAAAAATCCATAAGCTATACCAGTATCACTTAGACTAAAACCTATATCTGCTAACATACCATTACTTTGACCATCAATGTAGTCAGTTAAGTAAATTATTCCACCCAATGTATGCTCTAAAACAATTGCACCTGAAATAGATACACTTGCAGTAGTATTAGGAATATTAGCGGCTAGCCATGCTGTTACAAAATCTGTTGCTGTAGTTCCTGCTGGAGATACCACATATGGATTAATTGAAATGTCTCCATTTACATCAGTAATTTGAACTACAAGACTATCTAATGGATTAATTGTAGGATTCGTGACTGAACCAGTAAATGTACTTGCGCCTATACTTGTCTTGTTCCAGTATTGAATAGAAGACCACGGTGCAACAATTGAACTATAGCCATATGTAGCGACTACAGTGTCAGTTGGAATATCGCTTCCACCAACTGAACTTAAATCTGCTATAGCACGATCTAAACCCATATATTTATTAACAGTTTTACTTATCCATGTATCAGTAGATGTGTTATAAGTAGACATTAATAAATTCATTCCTGAACCTAATACACTTGTTTTAATCCATACACTACCTGTTGGGTGTGGGCTTACTTGACTTGCTGTCCATAATGGCATACTAGATGATGGTCCATAATATGTATCAGGTGCAAAATATTGCTTAGGTAAGATACCCATATCAGCTAGAGGTGTGTTTACACCTTCTGATAGAGTCAGATATCTATTTGTATTTGGTTCACCGTATGCTATACTTAATTTATTATCAATTATTCTAGCACTTAGATATGTTATATTCAACCCATTAATAGTATTTGATACATCAGTGACGGTATCGCCTGCCGCAATTTCAATAGTAACAGTTAATAAACCGTTAATGTTAATAGTAAACGTATCACCAGTTGTTAGTACTGGATTTGATACTGTGCCAGTAACTACAGGTACAGATGCTTTCCAGTCAGGGGAACCTAATTGAACCCAAGTATTTACTGAATTTTTATAAAAATATGTAGCATCTGAATATTGCCCATCTTGAATTTCAGTTGCTATCACTGCATAACCACCTACATTACCTAATGAATCAATTGGATATCCATCTGCAATATATTCTGAATCTGTAATTACTATTGGTGTTTGATTGACAAATTTACCAGTTGAACTATTAAATTCATAAATTCCCCAAGTAGAGTTGGTAGTATCTAACCAATATGTACCATCTGTTGGATCACCTAGAGGGCGACTCAATGATCCAACTAAGCTACCTAAATCAATGTCTGCTCTTAATACATAGCAACGATTTGTGGCACCTAATAATGAATATGTTGCTAACAAGCCATATTCATTTAATTCGTAACCCTGAATTGAAGTACCATTTGTAGTCTTATAAAAGAACGGGGTACCAAACAAGTTAACCAAGTCACGTTGACTTGTTACTTGATATAATTTATTTGCATTTGCGGCTGTTGTTGCTGCCGCTACTCCTGTACCAGCCGCATTAGCTTTGTTTTGTGCTGTGGCTAAGACTACAAGAGGAACTGAACTTGAGGCTGCTGGTAAATATTGACTCTGGTCAATGATTGTTACTTCTACGCCTGGTGATACTAGTGCCATGTTAAATTTCCTTTATGTTATGATTATGAGGGTTAACGCCCTAACGTATTAATATTTAGTGCATATCATAAAAAAAGCACCAATAACCGTACCTTTAAAGGTTTCTGGGTTAAATACTGTATGATTAGACCTGTTTGCAAAGAATGCAATAAAAATCTATGTGCAGTAAATTATATACGCAATGAAAAGACATACTATAGGAGTATGTGTGATGAGTGTGGCAGAAAGAAAAATAAGAAAAAGCCAAGAATACCGAGTTGGCAAAAAGCAGGGTATAAGAAAAAACCCGCATGTGATGTTTGCGGGTTTAAATTTCTATATCCTTCACAAGCTACAGTGTACCATACTGACGGTAAACTTGAAAATAATCAGTATACCAATCTACGAACAGTCTGTTTGAATTGTATAGAAGTTATAAAACGAAAAGAAGTTACTTGGCGTAAGGGGGACTTAGAGGTTGATTATTGATTTGACTTTAGTATGCAAGTCATCTATCGAACCATTATTGTCTATGTAATGGTCATATTTTAATCCAACACTACTGTACTCACTTGCATGTACTTTTTGTTTGTCTAATTTAGTTTTACTTAAGGCCCACATACTATTGCCATTAGCACCGCGATTAAATGCTACTGCGGCATCATACCATTTAGGTCTCTCACCGCGTTCTACCCTCATTGTGATTCCACCTGCATTTTTAATAGCGTTTACTTCGTTGGCAAAACGACAGTCAGTAATAACAATATTGTCTTTAGTCTTGCGTAATTGATTTTCTACACTTGCTACCCAGATATCATTGTGAAATCCATTGCGACAAACTTCTGTTCCCCATTGTTGCAATACCCATCTAGGAGTAAGTTCAGGGATGTTTAATCGTTCACTCCACCACACATCTAATTGCTCTCGCCATTCTCTACTAGACTTTGTAGTTCCCTCTAGTAATTCTCGGTCCCAACCAAAAACTGCGGAACAAGCATCTTTGAGTGTACCTGCAAAACTAATTCTTTTATACCCGTGAAATGTAGTAAGATAGTCAGCAATAGTGTCTTTGCCGCTACCAATAAACCCAGTGATACCTATAATCATTTATCAACTCCTGTACAATATTATATTACAGGACTATGAAAAAGTAAACCTTCATTTAACCAATTACAAATGATAGCGGTTGACTATAATCTACAAAACGCTTTAAGTCTTCCAATAATTGGTCTTGCATTGCTTTGCCTTCAGCCTTTAATGTAGCTCCATTAAGTGTGGTGCCACCACCCGGACCTGCAATACTAGCAAACTTTTCACGGGCTTCACCTAACATTAATTTTAATTGGCTAAGTGTCCAGTCACCTATCCAAATGCCAGCACCAGGATCCTGCAATAAAACTTGTTCAGGCTTTTGAATATCTGCCCATATCAATACTTGTTCTCCGCTACCTTTAGGGTCACGGACAATACGCAATTCTTTTGTTACAGGATTGAATGTGAATATAACATATCCACCGAACATACGTGCCGCTAATTCAATATACTGAGCATAGAAGTCATAGGTAGCTAAACCACCTGCTTGGTTATAATTTAGCAAATAGGTATTAAGAATGGCACTACTAAAAGGGTCGAAACTGCTTGCGGCAGGGCCTGTCTCTAAACCAACCGTTCTACGAAATAATTGTCTTACATTAATGAATTCCGAAGGTAATGTATATACATCTACATTTCTTTCTATCTTTAATAGGGTATAAGATTCTTGTGTAGAATTCTGAGCCCGTTGTCTATAAATTTTAACTGCATATTGATATGCAGCCTCATAGTGTTCAGGGTCTAATTCCACATCAACTATTCCGCCACCAAGACGTAAATTTAAATTTCTAAATAGGTCTTCTTTTAATTCGTCCAGCGTAGTACCAGCCATAATGTTCTCCAGATAGTGTATTTATCTGGAGAACCGTTCATCTTACAAATCGCCTTCTTTACGATTCTCTGAGTAATGAACGTCAAACTCACCACCAGGATAACGTGCTTTAAGTTTCTCTACGTTCTCAGCAATAACTTCGTTAGGGTCTAGGTTAAGTGCCCTACAAGCATTGATCCAGTACCACATGATATCACCTAACTCACGTTTCATGTGAAAGAGATTTTCTTCATTGAGTGGTTTACCTTGAAAGAAAATCTTTTTAGGGATCTCAGTAAATTCTCCTGACTCTGATGCAAGTCCGAGACATGCAGTAAGCAACAGAGGCACATTAACATCAGGGCCATGTTGTCCATCACCTACATAATTTCCGTCTAGTTCATCACACCGATTCATAAAAGTTGTCAAGTCGTTGCTTGGTTGACTTGTGACAGCCTCTACAAATTCGCTATATTTTTTCAAATCTACATTCATGGCATGCTCCAAGCATCAAATGCAAGAACGAATCCCACAAATAGTAAAATAAATCCAGTACTGGTTTGTCCAATTGCTAGTGAGGCAATACCACATAGCATATTTCCAATACCTAAGGTGTAGCCTACCTTTTTACGATTTTCACCTAACCAAAATACAAGTTTGTTCATCATTTTAATAACTCCTTATGCGCTATTATACACAAGAATCCATATAATTTCAAATAAATTGGACTAAATATAAGTGTAGTTCGCGGAACGGGAATTCCCAACTACTTTAACGCTTGAAGGAGCATCAACATGATATTTAGCAAAAATAACTATCCGACGGGATTTTATGTGTACGCATATCTGCGTAATAATGGAACACCGTACTATATCGGAAAAGGTAAAAGTAAACGGGCAATTGAAAAACACTCCGTCAGTGTACCGAAAAACTTTGAAAAAATAATAATACTTGAAAAAGATTTATCTGAATTAGGTGCCTTTGCCATTGAAAGAAGAATGATTCGTTGGTATGGGAGAAAAGACTTGGGAACCGGTGTACTGCTGAACCGCACCAACGGGGGTGAGGGTAATTCAGGGATAGTTCAGACTGAGGAGTCAAAACGAAAACGGTCTGAAAAATTAAAGGGGAAACCTAGTGCTAGACAAAACTACAAAACTTCTGACAAAACTAAAGAAAAGTTAAGAGTGGTATTGACTGGGAAAACAAGAAGTGACCAACATAAAATTAATAATGCTATGGCTAACAAGGGTAAGAAAAGGTCTGCTGAACAAAATGAAGCTAACCGAATAAGAAATTTAGGGCAGAGCAATGCAAATTATGACGCTACCATGTATTCGTTTACTCATCTTAATGGCGTGATTGAAACATGCACTAGAAACAAGTTTAGTAAAAAGTATAGTATTCCGGTCGGAGATATAGGAAGAGTTACTTCTGGAAAATTAAAAAAGATTAAGGGATGGTTTATCACCCCTTATCTTCTTACCAAGCCTTAAGAACAATCATATTGTCATTTGTCCTACCATTAGGGGTAGTACCCACAGCCTTCACTTCGTCAAAGAACTTTCTACCCGCGGGCTTACCTAACTTCATAAATTCTTTTAGCTGGTCTCCGGGTTTCCGCAAAGTCTTAGATTGGCTCTTGTTGATGTCGATACCTAGAATTGCAGTTCCCTTGACAGTAAATGACTTACTATACTCATCCGCAACTAGATAAACTAGTTTACGCTTTACTGTATCATACAGATAACATTCACTAGAGCCATGAAGTTTAGTTGGATGCACACTAATCAAATCCAATTTATTGATTGGATCCTTGAATTCTTTCAAGTACTTCAATTTAGCTACAATCTTCTCAATAGGTACCGCTTTCTTTTTACGTGGTGCTTTGCTGGCTTTCTTAATTGAGATATAGCTATTAAGGTCACTCAACACCTGCTCAATAAATTTAAGTGTATTACGCAATTTAACTTTGCCCAAATAATTATAGGCTTCTGCCAATTGCTCATCCTCACCCTGAGAAACCATATCAAATTCTTGTTGTTTACGTTTCCAGATTTCAACAATCAATGGGATATGCTGGGGCATGACATTAAACTTAGCAACAATGTCAACTGTTTTTTGTGTGACTTTCTGGTCAGTGATCCATTCATCAAAAATAGATTCTAGTTCACCTGCGGCTCCTAGTGCT